AGTCAGGGGCTTATCGGCTGCCCGCCGTCACCAGTTGAAAAAGGAAGGAGGTATGAAAATTGAGATTATTGCTTACCACATTTGCGCATATGCAGCAATTGAATGATCAGATATTACAAGCCTGTGGCAGCTTAAGAAAGTTTGACCGAACCATAGGCAAGCTTGACGAGACTATGGGCAGACTTAATGAAGATCTGAAAAAAATGTCCTCATCCCTGGCATTATTCGTCCCCCCGGCTCAAACGGATGCCGAGGCTGATAAACCCGGCCGGGATAATCAGGGATGGTTTTCAAAATTAACTGACATCGTAGGTTTTCTCAATGGCATTTGCGGTATATTGACCTTTGGCAGGAGCGTAAAGAAAGGCGGAAAACCCTCCGTGGATGGCCCGGCCAGGAAGCTGTGGCTGCCTGATACAGCGACTCAGCCTTCAAGGTCAAAGTCAGGAGCAGGTTCCTGGATAAAGAACCTGAAGCTTCCAAGTTTAAGTTTTCCATTAGGAAAGGGGAAGCTGCCCGGAACCGGGAAGCGAATAATAAGCGGCAGCCAGCCTGGCTTTAGTTCCGGGCTGCAAAGGGTAAAGCCGGGTGCAGCTTCCTTGCTGAAGAAGATAAATTTACCCAATATATCTAATCTTCTCAAGACCGCGCTGCCCAAAGTCGGTTCAACGCTGTTGAAGGCCGCACCGTTAGTTTCCCGTGGTTTAACTCGGTTCATACCCTATGTTGGCTGGGCCCTTCTGGCCGCCGACGTAATTAAGGCCATAATGAATTATGGCAAACCCAAAGGCCCTGAAGCTGCCTCTATCATCAAAGATCAATCGCTGCTTAAGCCTGATCACCGTAACAACAACTATCCGGCATTGCCCAAGAAAGACGAACGGGCGGCGGCCAGGCCGGAACCAGACTGCCGGCAATGCGGCGGCGGAAATATCACGATTGCCAGGCTGGCTGATACCATTATAGTGCGGAAAGAGGCTGATATCGACCGGGTTGCCAGAGCTGTGGCGATCAGGCTTAAAAATGCGCAATTAAATTACGCGGGGAGGGGTGCGTGATGGAATTCTGGCTGTCATACAACAACAATGCCGAAAGGCTGCAGCTTCCGGTTAATCCGGGAGAGTTCACCATATCCAAGGGCAATCAAAATCAAACTGTAAATATCAATGACGTAGGGGAAATAAACCTTATCGGCAAGCCGGGTCTGAGCACCATCAGCCTGGCTTCTTTTTTTCCGGCTTATAATTATGCTTTTTGCCAGTACCAGGGTTTTCCCTCCCCCTACGATTGCGTCAGCATGATTGATTCCTGGAGGCTGTCCGGCAAACCTATTAGGCTGCTCGTTGCTGATACGGATATAAACATGGCAATGACCATCGAAACCTTCGAGTACGGACAAAAGGCCGGCAGCGCAGACGTATACTACACCCTCAGTCTCAAGGAATACCTCTTCCTGAATATCGGCTCCCCAACGGCAGGTACCGGTGCCGCTGCCCGGCCGATTGAAAAAGAGAAGGCCAAGGAGTATATCGTCAAGCCTGGAGACACCCTGTGGATGATTGCTAAAAAGCTCACCGGAAACGGAGCTGATTATGCGGCTATCGCCCAAACCAACGGGATTAAGAACCCTAACCTTATCTATCCCGGACAGAAGCTGGTGATTAAATGAAGGTGATGCTGCTTAATGCTCAGGGATATAAGGATATCAGTCCGTTGGTGGCCTCCATCACCTGGTCGGGTGATTTGCAGCAGGCAGCCAGGAAGCTGGAGGTCAATTTGGCCGTTTCGCCCCATGATGCTTACTTGCCCAAAATAACAATTGGCCTGGGCAATATGCTGAAATTACAAACCGATGATGGCGTTGAGCTGATGCAGGGATTTGTATTTTCCCAACAGATGTCCTGCGAAGGCAACGAACTGCAGCTAACCGCTTTCGACGGTTTGATTTATTTGACCAAAAGCCAGATGTCATATAACTTCCGCGATATGACCGCCGAAGCCATAACCAGGAAAGTCTGCGGTGATTTAGGCATTGTCCCCGGTAATATTATCGCCACCGGAATTAACCAGTCCTGTATAGCTCTGGCCAAGACCGGTTATGAAATTATTAAAACCGCCTATACTGCCGCCAGCCGGCAGACCGGGAAAAAATACCTTCCGATGATGAACCAGGGTAAGCTGGACGTTATCGAAAAAGGAATAGTGGTGGCTGCTTACGAGCTGAATAATAAAACCAATCTCAGCAATGCCAGTTATTCCGAGAGTGCGGAAAATATGGTCAACCGGGTTGTCATCACGGATGAAAAGGGCAATATCATAGGCAGAGTGCAAAACGACCAGTGGATGAAAGACTACGGATTGCTGCAGACCATCTATCAAAAAGAAATGGATAAAGACGCAGCCGCCGCAGCCAGCAGCATGCTCCAAGACCTGGAACGTAAAGCCAGTGCCGAGGCTCTGGGGAATACCGCCTGCATAACCGGTAAAGCCGTGGAAGTAAGCGAAGCCCATACCGGTCTGAAAGGCAGATTTTATATTGACGGCGATACCCACAACTGGAAAAACGGGCAGCATACCATGAGCCTGGAGCTGGAATGGGATAATAAAATGGATACGGGAGGGATAGCAGATGCAGGATAATCCATATTCAGCCATCATAGGCATTATGCGTGAGGAGGGCAGCGTCCATAATCCCCCTTCCATTATGCTGGCCGAGGTCATAGCTCCTCCGCCCGATCTGCTGATTAAAATAGGGGATATCCAGATTGGGAAGCCCAATATTCTTATAGCCGATTACCTGCTGGCAGACTATCAGAGGAAGTATTCCCAGACCGGGAAAGGGACCATTATTTCCAAAACGCCGCCTGCCCCGGAGAAGTATTCGGAATATACCGTTTTGGAAAGTCTGGATGACAGCGGACAAATCACCTGGACCGATACCTTGAAAAGCGGCGATACCATCACGGTAATGCCTACTTGTGATGGGCAAACCTATATTATCCTGGCCAAGGTGGTGAGAATATGAGTATTTTCCCTTTTATTGATGAAATCGGAGAGGTGCAGGCTATGCCTGTTTCCTTGCCTGTTCCGAAAGAATACGCTTGGGATTTCCAGCGCGGGGACTTTATCCGGGAAGACGGAAAAATCGCGGCAGTGGAAGGCCGGGAAGCGATTAAGATCTGGATATACAAGGCCCTGCATACCACCCGCTACCGCTGGCCCGTATATTCCTGGAATTATGGCAGCGAGCTGGAAACCCTGATTGGCACCAGCTACTCCCATGCCGCAACTCAGAGCGAGGCCAAACGCTATGTGGGAGAATGTTTGCTGGTTAATCCCTACATCAAGGGCATTAAAGACCTGCATACCAGTTTTCAGGAAGAAAAACTGAACATAACCTTTACCGCTGTAACTGATTATGGGGAGGTAATGATCCATGTATGAGGCGCAAAGCTATGAAACCATATTACAAAGGCTTCTCGATAAGGTGCCTTCCGATATGCAAAAGTCGGAAGGTTCCTTTATTTATGATGCTCTGGCTCCGGCAGCTCTGGAACTGGCCCAGGCATACGTTCAGCTGAATAATGTCCTGAACCTGGGTTTTGCCTCCACCGCCTCCGGTCAGTATCTGGACTACCGGGCCACCGAGCATGGCATCAACCGCAAACCGGCGGTCCAAGCCGGCGGACAGGTGAAAATAAGCGGAGTTGAGAATACGGTCATACCAGCCGGGACGATATTTGCCACCGCCGGCGGGTTAAGGTTTGTAACCGGCAGCGAGGCCTTAATTGGTGCTTCCGGTGAAGTTACGGTAAGCGTCATGGCCGAGGAAGCCGGCCTAAGCGGAAATGTTCCGGCAGGGGCCATAAACCGGATACCGGTTGCCCTGGCGGGAGTGGCGGCTGTTACTAACCCCGCTCCCACTATGGGCGGTACCGATGAGGAGAATGATGCCGATCTGCTTACCAGATTATTGGCCCGGGTCAGGGAACCGGCCACCAGCGGCAACATTTCCCACTATAAGCAATGGGCTCTGGAAGTGCCCGGAGTAGGAGACGCCAGGGTCCTGGCCACCTGGAACGGCCCCGGGACGGTCAAGGTGGTAGTTATTGACTCCAATAAAGAACCGGCCGGCGCTCAAATCGTCGCGGCGGTTGCCGCTCATATTTTAGAAGTGAGACCAATCGGGGCTGACGTGACCGTGGCGAGCGCGGACGGTCTGCCTATAGATGCGGCAACAGCGCTTACCCTGTTCCCGGGCGCGGATATGGGCGCGGTAGAGGATGCTTTTCATAATGCTTTGGCAAGCTATCTGCGCAGAATAGCCTTCCAGCAGTCTTATGTCAGTCATGCCCAGGTGGGCACTTTGATCCTTGGCATCCCCGGCGTGATGGACTATACCGGCCTGACTCTAAACGGCGGCACCAGCAATATCGCTGTCAGTGATATCCAGGTGGCGGTTAAAGGGACGGTGACCCTGCATGAGTAGAAACAGTGCCATGCTAAGCTATGTGCCTGGATTCCTGCGTGACTCCCGGACCTTTTCCGCCCTGTTCTCAACAGCTGGAGATGAGCTGGATGAGCTGATGGCAAGCATACAAGAGGTACTGGACCAGTTTTATGTTGAGACGGCCGGTGAAGCGGGATTGACCCGCTGGGAGGAGATGCTGGGGCTTCCCGACAATACGGCTAAACCTCTTGATCAGCGGCGCAGCCGGATAATTGCTAAACTCAGGGGGATGGGCACGGTAACCCCGGCTTTGATTCAGAAAATAGCTGAAAGCTATGTCTATGGAAAGGTCATGATAGCAGAACACCCGCAGGAGTATAGCTTTACGGTTAAATTTACGGATTCCCGGGGGATACCATCCAACATCAATGATGTCAAAGATGCCGTTGACAAAGCTAAACCCGCTCATCTGTCCGTAATCTACGAATTTATCTTTACCACCTGGCAGGAAGTGAAGGCGATTACCTGGGAACAGGTCAAAGCCGGAAGCTGGGAGCAGCTGCGCAGCCGGGAAATATTTTGAAGGGAGACTGTATAATGCCGAATCAAACCACAAATTACGGGTTAATCAAACCCCTGGACAACGAAACTGCAGACATAGGAGTAATTAACCAAAACATGGACACCATTGACAGCCAGCTCAATGTGATTGAGGGTCAGGCTGGGCAAAACAATAATGAGCTTAGTGCGCATAAGGCGGATGAAATGCCACATCAGTTTACGGAGGGGGGGGCCTCCTATAGATGGGGCCTAAAAGCACAAAATGGTATAGCCATTTTAGTTTATGAGGAGGTTATGTAGTATGCCAGAAATTCAGATTGCAGATAAACCTACTTTAGATATCGTTAAAACCAAAATAGATAGTAATTTAGATGCTGCTATGTCTTCCAGGGCAGCACAGTCTACATTGAATACTGTTAATACTAATTTAAGTACGGTGGTAATTGAAGTGGGAAATATTAAAGCCTCGTCAGTAAAAGCAAGAAGATTATTCCCACCCGGGAAATTTAGCACTTCACAAACAACTTGGCAAACTGCTTTAAATATAACTGGGAAGGGAGCCTTAAAAGGCCTTGGTGTATATACTACTGGTAATGCTAGTTATGATGATAGAGGATTTTGCAAATTAACAATTGATGGGAATATAATAATACATGGTATTACCAACACCAATGGTACCCCAAAACTTACATTGAAGAGGGACTGGTATATTATGCCGCAAGACGGATCTGAATTGTCTTATAATTTTGCGAATAGTGAATACGCCATAAGCGATATAACTTATTCTTTTAATCAAAGTTTACGTATTGAAATTTATACAAATAATTTATCAGCGGCGGCGGCTATAACAGTATATTGGTTATATGAAAAGGAGGTATAAAATGTTTTACAAAGTCCCTGTTAACGATGGCATGCTTGACATTGACTATGAAGATTTATTGGAAGCTGTACAATTATCGCCGGCAGAAGTCTATGTCAGATTAGGCGATGCTGCGGCAGTGAGGGCAACCTGGCAGGAGATCACGGAAGCAGAATTTGGAGCCGTAAGACCGGTAATTCCGGAAACAATAACTCCTCCAGATACTACAACATTGCTAGGGCAGTATATAGCCCAGCAAACCTTAAAGAACGCCGAGATAGAACAGAAAATAAATGCTGTTGGGCAAGGTGTTGTACAACTGATGCTTAAATAAGAGAGGATGTGGATTGAATGGCATTTTGGCAAATGGCTTATAAACTGGGATGGGCTACAGAAGCTGATTTAGACAGAGCAGTCAGCCGGGGATTAATAACAGCGGAGCAAAAAGCAAGTATTATTGCGCAGTAGACTTATTATGCGCCATAGAGCACTGCACAAGTAAGCTATAATTCATGAGAGAGGGTAGATGTCATGTGCCCTGGGAACAAGTAAAAGATTGGACCATTGGTATGTTGGCGGTGGCTTCGTTAGCCGCCGCCTTTATTGTTCTCATTCGCCGGAGCTGGCCCAGAAATCACCGGCAGGAGACTGACGCGATACGGGCGGAAGAGAGCAGGTGTCTCGCTGAAGTGGTGGAAAACAATACCCGGGCTATCGAACAGCTATCCACCCTGTTCCAGATTAATTTTGCGAAGCAGGAAGCAAAACTGGACGAAGTAGTCGATTTCGTAAGACGGGGTAAAAATTAACGGGCCGGCGTAATACACCCTACATTATTTTCGTGAACCTGCATTGTATTAAAAAAATCCAATTGACAGGAGGTAGATAGTGATGGAGGAAAAACAGGACAAAATCTTCAGTCGCTTAAGTAAGCCGGCATTTTACATAGCCCTTTTAGGTGCTGGTAAATTGGTGGCGGATGCCTTTGGCTGCCCAATTATTACCGATGATCAGGTAAATACCATCGCCAACGGTCTGGCCTGTCTGGTGACTGTGATCGGTGTAGCCATGGGATATGAAAAGTAAATCTTCTCGGTAGGTTCGGGTTTTAAGCAGTTTTCCTAAAAAATCTAAATTTGCCCGTTTGCAGGATAAACCCCATAGGGTGGTTCTCTGGCAACTAGAAGCCCAAAGAACGGTTATATCTCCAGACAACCATATCTGTCTGATATTGAACCGCACCCCCAGTGCAAAACTGATAGCTCCCTTCAAAGTAGACAGTTGAAATAA